CCCTCCGCTGATCGTAACGGGAGAGAGTGTATCTACAACCCGTATCCCATGGCCGAGGTTTTGCTCTATGTCTGGGTTGTGCATCTGCATCCCGCCAGTAAATGCCCTAGACCCTCTTTGGATGGTTATGCCATTAGCTGCATTGGCCGTGGCCCTTGGGGTTTCCAGGCTTAATCCGTTACAACTCTCAAATAGATACCCGTCTCCACCGTTATTGCTCGATTTTATATTCCTGAATGTAGAAACTTGGCACCCATCACAATAAATGCCATGAGACACTGCATTAATAGCAGTAAGGTTTTCAATAAGGGAATCTTGCTCTGTTATCATAACCCCCTTAAATCCGTAGGTTGCTAAAGAGTTTGCGTCTAAGATCAAGTTTTTAATATTAACCTGCCTAGTCGTTGTGGTCCCGACCGTTAAGACTGAGGCCATTGCATTTAGGGATTTTATTGTTGCAAAATTCCCATTTATCTTTGGCCCTATAAATTTTTCTGGCAGCTTCCCTTGTATCTCCGTGCTGCTTGCGTAGACTACTCCAGGAAGAAATGTGACTGTTTTTTTACTTCCTGCGGCAGATAGTGCAGCTATAATAGCAGCATACATATCCGTCGTGCCGGGCACAGTATTTACTGCGTACCAATCTGGATATATCTCATTGGCAAGAAGCCTTACCCATGCCCCGCTTGACCCCGTAGGATCGCTGTCTGGCGCGACATAAATACCACCGAGTGTGTCAGCGGTTACTTGGACTGAAAGGTCGGACGAATCCCAGACAAACGCACCTTGCCCACCATCGCCAGTCGTGGCTCGGCCTTTCATATACACAACACCAGAAGCTGACGGAATACCACGAAGCACCGCTAAGTCATCAGCAACCCGATTAAACAACTCCACAAAGTTATCATGAGTATTCCTAAAATTCGTATCGAGCGATGCTTTAGAAGTGGCAGTCCCGATGTTTATATTTTTCATCCGATATAATTCTCAATACACACGTAGTTTCCTGCGTCCACGTAGGATGTAAAACCAGAAGTTACTCATACTACATACTTCAACAGGTCAAGGAGTTTAGCATCGGTTTCGACGCTCTTATTCCAAAATTGTAGCTGGATTGCTCCTATATTCTTGTTTATTGTGTATCCCCATCTCAGATGTGTGCCGGGATTGACGGACCCGTCATAAGTTGCGGCGGCTCCCCATGTGATTGTAGATTCAGCAGATTTTTTGTACCCAATCTGCTGACCGGTTCCGGCTCCATTAATCCACCAAGGGATGAACAGGGTTTCCCCCCTCGCCCAACCACCAGCAACCGTAACAGTAGCCGTGTTCGTGCCGTCGAATGCTTTGAGCACCCCACCACTCGCTGCGTAGATGCCGCCCGTGACGGAATCATTGATTGAGATGATGTTGGTATCTGCTGTGACCTCAGCAGAGGAAGCTCCCATGTAAACCAAGACTGCGGCGGTGAATATTCCACTTAACGCAGCGGCCATTCGACTGTCCACCAGGAAGACCATTCCATTCTCGGGATCATCATCTCCCGCTGTGGAGGTTACTGAGGTGGTTGCACCTGCGCCTGATGCTGCATAGGGCATTTGGTAGGTGGAGGCTACGAGTTGGGGGTTGGAGAATGTGGCTGTTCCTGTCGCATTAGCTATAACACCAACACCAATGCGGAGGGTGTGTGTTCCTGCGGTGCCCCCTGTTGCAAGCACAACCTCGACGAAATGTGATCCGGCGGAAGGGACAACTGTGGTTGCAACGACTGCCCCATCAACCATATAGGTTTTTGCCGTCCCTGCCGGAGATAGCGCAGTAAGTACCTCTCCTAATTGCAAAACACCATCAAAGCCAACTACTAATTTACCTGTATACGTGATATTGGCATCTGCTGTAACTGCACTAGCATGTACCTGTCTTGCGGCGGTTGCAGAAAAAGTAATCGAGGTCCCGGCAACCAGGATGCTGCCACCTGCCATAATAACAGTCCAATTAGTCGGAGAAGTCCCAGGCGTCCCACTCACAGCCCCCTCAAACTTGGAGTTCTGCAACAGATTTGTATACGCAGGCTGCACCATCACCCCTTTGCCAGGATGATAGACAGGCCACTGGACCATGTTACCGTTCGCGTCGGGCTGGTTGCCTGCTACTGAGGTTTGGATCTGGGGGCCAACGGCTGATACGGTGGGGGTCTTGGCGTTCCAGAGGGAGAGAAGGCCGGGGATGCCGCCTTCACCACCAGCGAATCCCCGCGATGCACCCTTGAAGATCGACTTGAATATGCTCTTTGCGACAGCCATCAATCCACCAATTGCACACCAACTGCGTTAGCGGTTATGCCCTTGACGAATTGCAGGGTGATGGGACTGTCGATCTTCAGCGGAGGTGATGTTGCAGTCATGGTTACGGCTGCCCCAAACTCATCATACAAAGCTAAAGCTACTCCAGCTTCATCAAGTACATTTACTGCAATAGTTTCTGCCACAAGAATGCCGGCAACCTTAACAGTTTTCGGAAGTGAATGGGCTGGAAAATAATGTTTCTCAGTCATAGCTGCAGTTTGCTTAGGAATAATCATACTCATAATATTCTCCGATATAATAATTGTTATTGGATTAACTTTTATATTAACACAAAACCTGTAATAATAAAGTTTCCCTTATTATTACAAGTTCTTTTTTAATATGCCCGAAGCAACATATAGCTAAACCCATGAGCCGTACTAGGATCAGCTGAACAAGTAACAGTCATAGTATTTGAAGTCATTACCACCTTGAGAATGCTATCAGTATCATTCGTTGTATTATAAATAACGATAGGAATGTCTGTGGCAAGCGCTCCAGAGATCGTTACTGCCTCAGCTGCTGCCCCACCAACAGTTGTATGCGTTCCAGCATAAGCAATATAATGACTTGGCTTAAACGTACCACGAGGCCTGATAACAACATAGTGAAGACTATGAGCAGTGCTGGGATCTGCAGAACAAGTTACAGTAATTGTATTAGCAGTACAAACTATATCACTAATAGTATCTGTATCATTTGTTGCACCATAATTAACAAAAGCCATATCAGTAGCCAAAACACCAGCAACTGTAATAGCTTCTGCAGCAGCACCACCAGCCGTAGTATGTGTACCAGCAGCTACAATATCCCACTCAGGAATACATCTATTCCTTAACAATGCATAATTATAACCATGTGCTGTACTAGGATCTGCACTACCAACAATAGTAATTGTACTATCAGTAGCTATAGCAGAAACTATCTGATCGTTATCATCAGAAACTTCATGATTAACAATAGCTATATCAGTTGAAAGAATCAGTCCACTTCGAGTAATGACCTCAGTCGTATCACCACCAGCAGAAGTAACTGGTCCCTCAGCCAACTTAATGCCATAACCATAAGTCTGACCAACAGGAACAAACAAGCACGATGCCGCAGTGCCCATATTCACCCATTGAGCTGCTTGTCCAAGAGCTACATCAGTCTTAGTAAAAGTACAGCCAGGATTGTATCCAGCAACTCCAGATGCAGGAACCGTAGATCCAGCTGCCATAGATCTATTTCTGGAAGTATCACATGTAATGCCGTTTGGAAAGTTTGTTACACCCATAATATTCTCCACTGGAACAATTCTTATTATCTCAAAGAACTGCCTGAAAGATTTTAACTTTCATTTACCCATTTTATTAAGACCGTTCTAAGCTCATCACAAAGAACGGTCAGTTGAACCTGTTAGTCTTGGCCGTTCACTTATGAACACCAAGTTATCATGCAGCACCAGGTGAACCAAAAATACCTCGCGGATCAGACCAGCCGAACGAACCACGGAAAGTTGCTTTAAACTTTGCATTCTCTGTATCGAAATCATTCTCAGTTCCAAATGCATCCGGCCGCCGTTCCATGTACTTCAAGCCATCAGGACAGTTAGTCTTAATAAACCATGCATCACTATCCGTCAGGTAATGATTCACAGCAATGCCTTGTGGAAACTTCTTCGAGGCCCGAATTGCATTGATATCATTATTCGCGCTGCCTGACTGCCCAATAGATTCAAGAATCCGCATAGCGTCAAACTCAAGAGCAGTCGGTATGATCAACTTCTGAGGCATAATTGCGATCTTAAGTCCACGATCAGTAGTGAACGCAGCAATGTCAATACAAGCCTGCTCAAGAGCGGCCTCACTGAGGTCTGCGGCAGTAGTAAGTTCATTCCGCCAAGTTCCACCGGATTTGTTCGGATGATCAGTAGCACAAAGCTCCTTGCCATCACTATTAGTCCCCATAGTATAAGCTGCAGTAAACGCTCTATTGAGAATGTTAGCACCAATTATTTCTTTAGTCTGCCGAATGGAGAAGGCCAATGCATTTGCACGACGCAGCGCGACTGTTACAGCAATACCATCTTCGTACATTTCCCGAGTAATAATAAACCCAAGGCCGTACGTTACATGAGTATAGCGACTAACAAATCCTTGTTCTTGCTCATCGTATGCAATCCCAGCTCCCTCAGTTTTTACTGCTGCAAGACCAAACCCAGTTACACCAGCTTCCTCTTCGAAAGCCTTTGTAGAGTTACCCTTCTCAAAAATATCCAAATACTCAATCGGATACTCTTTATATTTCTGTCCGAACCAAGTCTTTACACCAGGCACCAGATCTTTTGCAAAATTACTAGTAGTAATAATACCCATTTGTAAGCTCCTTTAAATGATGGTTAAATAGCCAAAGTTAATAAGCAACTAATTAAACATCAGTTGAAATAGTCAGGCCCAGCTCATGCTCACCGAAAAGAATTTCCCACTTGGCATAATCTCCAAGTTCATTATCATCACGATTCACAAGTCGCAAAATTCTGCAATTACCACTAGTGTCGGTTGCAGTGTCACTAGAGTCAAGTTCCATAGCAGACTTGCCAGTAGCAGTCGATCCCGAACCAACTACAAAGTTAGTAGAAAGTCCAACCATTGCAGCAGTAATAGAGTTGGCATCACTATCTTCCTGGATTTCAAAAATAACCTGAGGATCATCAACTACCAGACAATACATTGCAGTAGCTGCCGGCCGATATGCGCGCAACGGAGTATCAGCCTGAATCATTACATAAGGATTATCACCAAAACCAATTACAACACCTCTTACTGCAGCACCAGCAGTAGCTTGGGCGACAGTAGGAT